TGCCGAGGAAGCCGAAGGTCGCGGTGCTCTTCGAGGTCAGCGGCATCGACCACGCCATCTCGTTCGCGAGCGCGCCGGTCACGTACTCGAACCCGTCGGGGTTCGCGACGGGCGTCGGCGGCTCGGTCTCGTAGAGGTTGGGCGAGCTCTGCTCGAAGTGGTGCGAAATCTGCGAGTAGGCCGCGTCGTCGACCGACACGTTGCGCACGAACCGACCGAACAGGAGGTCGACCGGGACGAGCGTGCCGCCGGCGCCGTCGTCGGTGCCGTCGGTCGCGATCAGCGTCGCGTCGAGCTTGTCCATCGTGATCTGCCCGGCCGCGATGGTCAGGATCCGACCCGAGCCGAACGAGATCACCGCCGACGCGCCGGCGGAGCGGTTCGTCGAGGTCATGCCGCCGTAGTGGAGGCGCTGCCCGACGGTGAGCCCGAGCGTCGTGAAGTCCACGTTGTTCGTCGCCGAGTTGTTGCCCGACGAGATCGTGGCCACGCCGGACGAGATCGCGACGGCCAGGTCGCCGGCCTCGGCGCGGATCCCGGCGAGCGAGACCTCCGCGTTGGTCGGCGCCGTCTCGGTCGACAGGCCCGCGACCTGCAGGGTCGTGCCGCTGGTGGCCAGGTCAGCCGAGAGCGGCTTCACGGTGTTCGGCGAGTTGTTCGCCGTCGTCGCGTAGCCGGCCGCGTGCACGAGCGAGATCGGGCCGCCGCTCGTGAACTGGAACAGCGCCGCTTGCGCGGCCGTGGCCGCCGGGATCGTGTAGCCCGAGGCGCCGGCGTTCGCCGCGCGGAACGTGCCGTCGTCGTTCTCGGCGGTCGAGAACAGGAAGGCCTCGGTGAAGTCGAGCAGACTGTCGAACGTCTGGTCGGCCTCGTACTCCATGCCGGCGTCGAGGTCCGTGATCGTGCCTTGGCGCGCCTGCCGATCCTTCGAGATCGGGTTGCGGGCCTCGGTCGTGATCTCGGCGCCGAACGACGAGACGCTGTTCGGCTCCAGGGTCTTCCAGTCCGGCGACCCCGGGAGGACGCCGAGCGACGACTCGCGCGCGTAGGCGAGTCCGGTGTTGTTGACGAGAACTTGTCCCATGGTCGGGCTCCTAAGAGGTCAGAAGGTGGAAGGTAGCAAGGTGGGCTCGAGCGATCACGCGGCGGATCCGAGGGCGCGGATCGCGTCCTGGAGCGCGATCTCGACGAACCCGGCGGGCGCCTGCGACGAGCTCCCGCCGTTGAGGAATGGCACGTACGGCACGTTGTTCGTGAGGTAGTACGGGCCCTGGTCGATGCGGTAGGTCGAGGCGATCGCGGCGGCCTTGGCCTGATTCGCGGCCAGGTTCCGCTCGCCGGCCGCGCGGTCGGCCTCGCGGTTGCCCGACGGCGTGAGCGGGTCGGAGTCGAACGTCCCGACGGACGGCGTCCAGCCGCCGCGGGCGAAGCCGAGATCGACCGGCGTGGCGCTCGTGAGCGCCTGCAGGGCGATGAGGTTGAAGCGGCGCACGGTGTCGCCGACCTGCTCGAGGATCAGGTCCTCGATCTTGCGCGGCTGGTCGGTCACGCCGGCACCTCCTGGAAGCGGAAGGACGCGGTGACGTTGACCTGGAACCAGGCCCCGTCGTTCCCGAGCTCCTGCGCGACGGCGTCGAAGATCCACACGCCGTCCGGGTCGTGGTCGTGGCCGCGGAAGGCGTCGAGCAGGACCTTGGCCATGGCGTCGCTCTCCACGTGCCGGACGCGGTGAACACCTGGACGATCACCTGGCCGGTGGTCTCGAACCGGCGGGAGGCGCCCTGCGTGGACTGCGGCGAGCTCCCGACACGGACGACGGCCCGGCCCCAGGGCGCCGCGTGGCCGGCCGTCGCCGACTCGCCGGGCTTGTCGCCCTGCGCGTTGTCCCACAGGAGCGACTTGCCCGTGGTCGCGGCTCCCGCGTCCCAGGCCGTCTTCACGACGCCGAGGACGGCGTCGCGGGCTTCTCCGATGGTCAGGGTCATTTCTTGAGGGCGAAGGCGAACAGGACCGAGCGATCGGCCGGCTTGAGGTGAGCGCGCGAGATCACGCGCCAGGCGTCGGCGCCGTCGGTGACGGTCTCGGCCTTCTCCATGTCGGCCGCGGTGACGCCGGCGGGGAGCGAGTCGGTCGCGACCAGGCCAACCTGGTCGTAGCCGGCCACGAGCTCGCCCTCGACGTCCTGGATCAGCTTCCCGAGGCCCGAGCCGCTCGGCGGCACGAACGCCATCGTGACGGCCGCCACGACGCCCCCAGCGCCCGTGGACGGCGTCGCGGTGGAGCCGTTCCAGGGCTTCGCGACGTCGTCGGGCGTCCGGTTGAGCTTCCGGAGCGTGACCGCGCGGCCGTTGGCCTCGATCAGTCGCTTCGCGGTCGCGGCGGCCTTGGCGAAGTCAGCCACGGATCGCGCCCCCTCGCGTGCGGAGGAACTCCCGCAGGAGCCGGTCGGCCTCGGGGTAGCTCGGGACGGTCCCGGCCTGCGCCGTGCCGCCCACGTAGGTCGTGTCGGTCTCGATCGGGCCGACCTTCTCGCGGACCCGCTGGACCTGCCCGCCGAGGCTGTCGGCCGTCGGGTCGGCGATCAGGGCGCCGGCGCGAGCTCGGACCGCGTACTCGGCCACGGCCTGCTGCAGCTTCTCGGGGACGCCGTAGATCGCCGTGCCGTCCCGGTCGACCAGGCCGGCGCGCGGGAACGACAGCGGCTGGGGGCGCGCCACGTTCGAGCCGCCCGTCATGGTCGCGCTGTTCCAGGAGGCCGCGGTGACGGTCTCGGTCGTCGCGACCGCGTTGCCGGCCGTGCCCGTCGTGGCCGCGTAGGCGACCAGGGTGTCGTCCAGGCCGACGATCGCGGTGGCGTCCGGGTTCTTGACCGTGTCCGCGTGGAACGCCGTGCCGGCCTGCGAGGCGGTCGCGAGCACCGCGTCCACGAGGTTCTGGATCGACGCGGCCGTGCTCGCCCCGATCAGGACGTCGCCGGCGGCCGCGAGCGCGTTCACGAACTGGTAGACCGTCGAGCCGATGGTCACGGTCTCGGTGTTCGCGGGCTGGCCGGTGAACTCCAGCGTGGCCTTCGCGGTGGAGATATCGCGGAACTGCTTCGCGCCGCGGAAGCGGTCGCCGAACGCGCGCTCGATGTGAGCGGTGGCGTCGATGAGGTCGCCTTCCTGCTGCGGGGTGCTCGCCGAGCTCCACGAGTTTTCCGTCTCGCGGCCGCGCTCGGTGAGGTACGCGAGCACGAAGGCGACGGTCGTGTAGCTGTTGGCGCCGAAGACGCCGGTGCCGTTCTCGACGGTGAGGGTCATGGGTTCGTCCGTTCCAGGCCGTCGGCGGAAATCAGGAGCGACTCGATCACGGTCGTCCCGTCGTCGTCGTAGAAGTCGATGGTCTTCGAGCCCGCAGGAGGAGAGGGCCCGGCGTTCTCCGTCGTCACCGCGCGGTTCAGGAAGACCTTGCGCAGGATGTCGTTGCCGAGCACGCCGAACACGTAGCGCTCGCGCGCGGTGGTCTGGTCGGCCGCGGACGGATCGCCGTCCGCGCGCCATGCGTACTCGAGGAGCCCGGAGGTCGTGAAGTCGTAGACGAACTGGCCGTCGCCGACCTCCGTCATGGCCGCATCCGTCACGACGAGCGCGTTGTCGCTCAGGCGGCGGATCCGAATGGTCGGAGCCGTCGCCGGCGACGTCAGCGGCGCGTTGTTGTTCGTGAAGTGCGCGACCAGGAGGGGCATCGGTCAGTCCTTCGGCTCGTCCTTCTCGGGTTGCTCGACCGGGACCTCGACGAGCTCCAGCGCCAGAAGGCCCTGCATGCCCTGTTGGACCTCGCCGTACGGGCGGCCGTTGAGGTACTTGACCAGGGCCTCGGCGAGCCCCACGGGGAGCTTGTAGAACCGTTCGACGGGCTGGCCGACCTGGAGGGCGTCCGCGAGCTCGGGGACGGCGCCGTCGTTCTCGACTGCGCGCTCGAGGTCTTCGGTCGGGGGGGTGGGGGTGTCGGTGTGCATGGCTTCGTGTTGAGGTTGCGGGGGTGTCGTCGGTCCTCGCCCTAGATCCAGGCGGGGAGCCAATGCTTGACGCCGAACAGGTTGAACGGGACCCAGCGCGACTGCGCGGCCGTGCCCGGTCCGGATCCGCCGATGCGCGCGAGCGTCGCGAACGCCCCGGCGCCGGGGTTGTTCAGTTGGCGGTAGTCGAGCAGTTGGTCGAGCCGCAGGCTCCCGTTCGTGATCCGCATGGCGTAGTTGAGCGTCCCGCCCGTCGGGTTCGCGGTCACGAGGATCCCGTAGCGGTTCGTGCCGACGGCCGGGGCGTTCTGGACGAGGAGGTTCGCCGCGTCCGTGACCGATCCGCCGCCGCCGAGCGTCGCGACCGGC